GTATCGCATATCTGACCTTGTCTTTCTCTGCAATGATATCAACGCCAAAGTCACCGGAGCCTCTTGTCACCTTAACGTGTTTGTAGCCGTTGGCTTTCAGAATATCAGCACAGGCATATTCAAATTGGTGTCCGTCCATTTTATCAAGTTGTTTCAAAGTATACTTTCTGTGAAGCTTGCGGTAAATGGTGCAGACCATGCTTATGAATATGATAACGCCGATCACGATAGCAACTACCATAAGGTTATGTTTGGCTCGCTCGGATATGTGAGTTCTAATAAGGTCTATGATAAGAGCGATTATGCAGACAAATATCAGATAGCCGAATATAGTGGCGATACAGCCTGGCTCTGATTTGCGTTTCTTTTTACCCATATACGTTTCTCCTAATTGATATTTGAAGTATCAGCAGGGGATTTTATTTTAACACTCTGCCCTGAGCGTCAGTGAAGTTTCCCTGAAACAAATTTATCATATCAACTATTGCTCCAATAAAGAAACCTCCGAAAGTAAAGAAGTACAGCAAACCTGTGCCAGCTTTGCCTACATAAAATCTGTTCAAACCGCCCAAGCCTAAAAAGGTCAGCAGGCAAAGTATTTCAGCTGTGCTTTTGCTCTTAGGGCTTATCTGCTCAACAGGAGCTTGCGGTGCGACCTGCTGGACGTTTGTAACGTATGTGATGTGCTGAACGATATTGCTGTTATGCTCAACGTGGTTATCAATTTTCTGCGGCTGCGGCAGTTCGTGACCGCAATATTCACATACTGCTACGCCTGGTGCGTTTTCACCTTTACAATTTGGACAAGTCATAATTTTTCCTCCCTATAAATCGACATTTGTAAACAATTTATGAAATCATTTACATTGTCTTAAATTGGTGATATAATGTATTTGTAATCATGCAGGAGAAAACTCTG